CTTTGCCCTGCTCGGGCAAAGTGTGACTGAACAATCTGAATAATATTAAATATCTTCTGCGAAGATAACAATTGCTCTGAGCGATTAGCGAAAGAGCAAATGAGCGTTAGCTCATTTTATAATATAAATAAATCATGACAAGGACATTACCCCATGCGTATAAATGAATTACTTTCAGAAACACATCAAACAGATGAAGGTGTTGGACAATTTCTAGGTAAAGCTGCAAGTGCCGCCGCTGGAGCAGTTGGTGGAGTTCAAGGCGCATGGCAAGGCATGAAGGATGTATATGGCCAAAAAAGAGACAGAGTTGCGAATGTAGCTCAAAGAAATGTTCAACGCAGCGGCGGATATAGAAAACCTGCTACAACAAATGCAGCACCATCTCCGGGTGGCACTACTCCAACACCTCCTACAGCAGGAACACCTCCTAGTACAGCATCAGGAGCAGAAGATCCTAAAGCACTCAGAGCACAGGCTGCTGAACTTATACAGAAAGCAGATGAAATTGAAAAGCAAGCAGCAGCACCAATTAGTGGGTCAGATCGTCCATATGTAGCACCTCCGACTGCATCGTCTGGAAGAGTTGAACCTAAGATAGATACACCGGCAGGAACGACTACACCTCCAGCTGAAGAAAAACTTCCAAAATTTAATAAATTTACTGGAGAAAAATTTGCATCACCTGAGGATGCAAAGGCCTTTATGAATTCTCCGGAATATAAAATGAGTCATGCAGAATGGGAAGCAGCACAGGCAGCAAAAGCACCTGCTCCGACATCAACTGCTCCAGCAGCACCTGCTCCTACATCAACTGCTCCAGCAGCACCTGCTCCTACATCAACTGCTCCAGCAGCACCAGCACCAAATTACGGAAGTGGTCAAACACAGGCACCAGCACCTAGTAAAGTAAATTATTCTGGAATTCCTAAAGCAGCACCGGTACCTCAAGCAACTCCAGCACAAGGTGCTTACAGCGTAAAGAGTGCATACGGACAACCGGCACCTGCCGCAGCACCTGCCGCAGCACCTGCTCCTCAATTTAAAGGCCCTAAAGTAAATGGATTACAAGTTCGTAATATGGGCGAAAGTAAGAAATTAAACTTCCGTAGTAATTTCTTAGGTATGGATCTTTAAAAGAACGGTAATCCGGACTCTTTAGTAGCTTTGAGATTGTCTTCTATAATAGTAGTCAATAATTCTTTATCTTCGTGCGTTAATAAAAACGATTCTGAAAATGAGAGTGCACCTCTCATATACCAACAAAGTCTAAATAATTCTTCTCTAATGGCTTTTGAATCTTTTTCATATTCTCGAATTAGGTCGTTGATTCCTTCGAGATCAAGATTCAAAAGCCTTATACGAAAAAAGTTGCAGGATCAAACACTAAGGGTATTTCAATATACTCTCCAGTAACACCTCTGTATTTCATATCTTCGGTGACTGCTACTCTAATAGGTTTGATAGAGTTAATGTCTTTTAAATTATCAAGATGTTTTTGAATTGCATTGAAAATTTCTTTATCAGCATTTTCAATAAATTCTCTAATATGTTTAGAATTATCAGTAGTACCCTCTGATGAATCTATTCTAAAAATACTATTTTCTACAATACCAATAGTAATTTCAGTTAGCTTATTAAAACTTTCTTTAAATGCTCTAATTTTATCTTCTTCAGTTAGTGTAGTATTGTTAGCTAATTGCAACATCTTTTGAGTTTCAAATGTACTCACTGAGCTTTCACTAATTTGTTTATAATTCATCGGTTTTACAAATACTGTTAGATTGTCATTGACTGGAACAGTAGCATCCCATCTAATGTCAGCCATTAGTGAATCCATAACGTTTCTAAGATCGACACTATATTCCATTTCTTCCACATCTTCAATTTCGATAGGTGTGGTCATCTTTTCACCATAGGTTGCAATTCTAATAGCAATTAAGATAACATCTAAATCAATGCTAGGTAATGCCCAAGCATTTTTAATGTTTGGCATACAATGTTGAATAACATCAACAACTGCTTGACCATTCATTACAGCATCGGGTACTTTTAACATTAATTCATCTTTAGCGGTCATTGAGAATACAGGATATTCGCCCGTTTCCGATATAATCAGCGATCCTGCGGGCCAAAATTCACCTCCACTAGGCAATCTGATGTAAATTTTAGGTTGTCTCATAAAAGACATTAGTGGATTTGGTTGAATGTTGGGCACGTTTGGTACCATAATTTTATCTCCGATAAATAAACAATATGAATATTGACTCTATATTTATCTACATACTTAACCACCAAAAATAATGGCAGACGTATACGGCAGAATTGGCAACGAAGACGTAGAACTGAATAATGCAGCTACGGAAGCAACCCTACGATTACTTCTAGAAGGTATTAAAGGTAGCAGTAAAAGTGCGGCTGATGCTATCAGCAAATTTGCAAAACAAAGCGGATTAGATCCAGCAGCCGTAGCCGCAGCTACAGCTGGACTTAAAAATGTTAGTACAGCGGCTAGTCCTACAGCAGGTATATTTAAAGGATTAGGTACAGCAGGATCAGAAACTACTAATCAAATGAAATCGTTGGGTCAAAGTATTACCCCACTGATTCAACAACTAGTAGATGGAACTGCAAAAGCTAGTGATGCATTTGGAGCATTTAGTAATTTACCCGGTGTGCTAGGAATAGTTGCTACTAATTTTAAAAGGGTAGCAGAATATCAAGAAAAGAATATGGAAATATATCAGCAGATTACTTCTGCTGGTGCAAACTTCGGAGGAAGCCTAACTGACCTAAGACAAGCGGCATTAAACACTTATATGACATTGGACCAATTTGGCAGTCTAATGAAAAATAATAGTGAAGCATTTACTAGAATGGGTGGCACAGTTAATGAAGGTGCAAAAGCATTTGTAAGTTTTAGTAAAAATTTAATTGACGGGGATGTTGGCAGCAGATTGCTAGCATTAGGATTTACTACCGAACAACTTAACAATGGAATGGCCAACTACATTGCAGCCACAGGTGGTCGTAATCGTCAGCAAATGGCTGATACTGAGCAATTAACTAAAGGTGCAAAAGCATACTTTGAACAACTAGATGCACTGGCAACTATTACTGGTATATCAAGAGAAGAACAAGAAAAATCAATGAAAGAACGTGCAGCTAATGAAGCATGGCAAGCACATTTACAGGGATTAAGTGTAGAAGAAAGAGCTAAAGCAGAAGCTGCCGCCGCAGAAGCAAGAGCACGTGGCGGCAAAGGTGCAGAGCAAGCATTAATGAGTGCTGCTATGGGATTACCACCCATGACTAAAGCTGCTCAAGAATATACTACTATGGCAAGAAATGGTAACGCAGCTACTATGAATCTAGTTAAAGACATTAAGGATTCAAGTAAATCTGTTAAAGATGTGCAAACTAATGCAGCAGCAATTACATCCGGTCTAGCCAAAGACGGTAGAGAAAACAAGTCTTTATTCCAAGCATTAAGTATGTCTGATGCAGAAGGAAAGGATACTGCTCGTGCTGCATTAGCTGCTCAAACAAAAGCAGCAAATCAAGATATTAAAAATGATGCTGATGCTAGAAAACAATTAGAGCAAGTTCAAGCAGAACAAAGAAAACGTCAAGCCGAAAGTCAAGCTGAAGAAATGGCCAAAGTTAATAAAGCTATGAAACAAATTGGGCAAGTTATTAATGATGTACTTGCTCCTGCTATCGGCGTAATGACAAAATGGCTAGCAAAATTAGTAGAAGGTGTTGCTTCTGTATTCAAATGGTTTGGTGATCTTAGCACAGGTGCAAAACTATTAGTTGCAGGTATTGCAGCATTAGTATTATGGAAAACTAAAGAAGTTGCATTAGAAAAAATAAAATCAACTACCCAAGCAGGTAAAGATGCACTAGGCAAAGTTAAAAGTATGGTACCTGGTCATAGTAGGAGTAACCCATTATATGTTACCATTGTTGATGGTGGCGGTATTGATGATTTATTAGACAAAAAAGGTAAAAAAGGCAAAAAAGGTAAAACAACAAAGGGCAAACTCGGTGGTGTTGCAAAGACTGGCGGAGGATTAAAAGGTGCTCTAGGAGCAGGTAAAGGTGCATTAAAAGGTGCCGGAGTAATTGGTGGTATAGCAAGTGCATTAATGTTAGCAGGGGATTTAAGTGACATCAGTGAAAAAGAAAAGGCGGGATCTATATCTAAAGAAGAAGCAAGCAAAGAAAGGGGCGGCGCTGTTGGAGAAGCTGGAGGCGGTCTAGCAGGCGGGCTAGCCGGAGCCGCAGCAGGAGCCGCATTGGGCAGTGTAGTTCCTATTTTAGGTACAGCAATAGGTGGATTGATCGGTGGTGCAATAGGTGCATGGGGCGGCGGAAGTTTGGGTAAAGGGTTAGGAGAATCTGTAATGGGCGGACCACCTAAGAAGATGGCGGAAGGTGGAATTTTAACCAAAGCAACTAATCTTATTGCTGGAGAAGCAGGACCTGAAGGTATTATACCGTTAAAACACTTTGAAAATTTAAAGACCGAACTAGAAACGTTAAATAAGAACACATTAGAAGTATTGCGATATATTAAAGAAACCGCAGATCACACTAAACAAGGTGTAAGTGCTACTAAATCTTTAAGTGGAAACTTGTTTAATTTTTAAGGAAATATATAATGGCATGGAAAAAGTATTTTACTCCGGTTAACGCTTCAGGGACGTTAAGCCCTATTAGCGGTAATACAGGAGGAGACCGTGCTAATCCTACTCATCGTAATTATTCTAGTTATCTTCCCGATGTTTATTCTGGACATCCAAACCGTTTAGAACGTTATGGACAGTATGACACCATGGACAGTGACAGTGAAATTAATGCTGCATTGGATATTTTGGCTGAATTTTGTAGTCAAACAAACGAAGAAAACGGAACTCCATTTGGTGTATTTTTTAAAGAACAAGCAACTAGTACTGAGATTAAAATCATTAGAAAGTACATGCAGCAATGGACAAAATTAAACAAGTTTCAAACTAGAATATTTAAAATTGTTCGTAACAGTTTCAAATATGGTGATACTTTTTTCGTTAGAGATCCAGAAACACAAGCATGGATGTATATAGATCCTAACAAAGTAGATCGTATTATTGTCAATGAATCAGAAGGCAAGAAGCCTGAACAATACATGATTCGTGACTTTAATCCTAACTTAGAAACACTAGCAACTACTGCTATTAACCCAAGTAATATTACCGGCGGTGGCAGTCAATACGCCGGCGGCGGCTATAGTACAGGGCAAGGTGGTGCCGGCGGAAGCAGGGGAATGACTGGCGCATTTCCTAGTAATGTTTCAGGTAGCAGATTTACAAGAACTGAAAATCAATACGCAATAGATGCACGTCATGTCATACATATTAGTATGAGTGAAGGTCTTGACAACAACTTTCCATTTGGTACAAGTTTGTTAGAAAGTGTGTTTAAAGTATATAAACAAAAAGAATTATTAGAAGATGCTATTCTAATCTATCGTATTCAACGTGCTCCAGAACGTCGTGTATTTTACATTGACGTAGGAAATATGCCCAGTCACTTAGCCATGGGATTTGTTGAGCGTGTTAAAAATGAAGTAAATCAACGTCGTATTCCTAGTGCTACAGGTGGCGGGCAAAGCGTTGTAGATGCTGGATATAACCCGTTAAGCATTAATGAAGATTACTTTTTCCCACAAACAGCAGAGGGTAGAGGTAGTAAAGTTGAAGTATTGCCAGGCGGTACAAATTTAGGAGAAATTGATGACCTTAGGTACTTTACTAATAAACTTTTTAGAGCTCTTCGGATCCCTAGCAGTTATCTACCTACTGGGGCAGATGATGGCGGAAGCAGCTTCAATGACGGACGAGTCGGGACAGCCTATATACAAGAACTCCGATTCAACAAATACTGCGAAAGACTCCAATCCTTAATGAATGAGCAATTTGATACAGAATTTAAGCTGTATCTACATAATAAAGGTATCAATGTAGATAGCAATATATTTGAAGTTAAGTTTAATCCACCACAAAATTTTGCTAGTTATCGTCAAGCAGAAATGGATACTGCCCGTGTTAATACATTTAATACCATGATTGCTATTCCTCAAATTAGTAAAAGATTTGCTCTTAAACGTTTCTTAGGTTTAAGTGCCGAAGAAGTAGCAGAAAACGAAACATTGTGGCGCGAAGAAAACATTGATGATGATGCTACATTACCGGCTAGTGCAGAACTTAGAAGTGTTGGGATTACTGCAAATGGCATCGGCGCTGATATATCTGGCCTAAATACTGCTACAGAATCTCCTCTCGAGGAACCGGGTGCAGAAGGTGCAAGTTCAGCTTCTCCAGCTCCAGCCGCACCTCCTGCGGCATAAATATTGTTATGTTACTAAATGAATTTATATATTTTGATGGTCAGCAAACAGGTCAAATTGATGATCTAAGATATAATTCTGACAATGATACTAGCGTATTAAAGTCAAAAGATCTTCGCAAAACTAGACTAACTTTACGTATGTTAAACGACCTACGTAAAGCCGGTGATGCAAGAGAACAAGAGAAAAAAGATGAGTTAGGTTTGGTTAGAAAGATGTACGCAGCACCTCCTCCTGAGGCAGCACCTGCTGCATAATTTTCTAAAATCTAATGATTTCTGTCAAAAAATTGCCTCAAACGATCAATAATGACTCGTTTTAGGCCTGTTTCGTGTGCCTTTATTACAAATGATTTAAATATACACACAATACAGCCTTGCCGCGCAATCTAATTAAGGAGAATACACGCAATGTCTACAAAGTTTGAACAACTATTAGATCTCATTGTTAACGAAGAAAGTGAAAAAGCTCAAGAACTTTTCCACGCTATCGTTGTTGAGAAGTCTAGAGAAATTTATGAAAATTTAATCGCTGAAGAAGCGGAAGAAGAAGAAATGGACGAGTCTGCTGATGATGAAGAAATGGACGAAGCCAAAGAAGAAGAAGACGAATCAGTTGAAGAAGGTGCTGAAGAAGATGAAGAAGAAATGGACGAGTCCATGGATCTAGAAGATTCTTATAGCATGGAAGCTGGCGACGAACACGATCCAATGAGCGGATCCGGTGATGCTACCGACGACTTAGGTAGCGAAATTGGTGGTGACGATATGGGTGGTGAAGAAGGTCACGAAGCTGACGAAGATTCCGCAATCATGGATATCAAAACTGCTATTCAAGAACTAGAAGCAGCCTTTGCTGAACTAGAACAAGCTCAAGGCGGCGAAAAAGCTGACATGGGATTTGGCAGTGAAGAAGAGCCAACGTCTGATGAAGACGAAGGCATGATGATGGGTATGCATGAAGGTCGTCGTATCACACGAGAATATACAGAGAAAGTTGGTAACGACTGGGATAAATCTGGTAGCCAAAAGACACAAGGTCAGTACGTAGGTTCTGGTTCTGGTGACAAAGAAGGCTCTCCAGTTGAAGGACGTAGCCCAATTGCTTCTGGTAAAAACAAGCCAGGTCCTGCAAATGTAAATGGTAGAAATTTAGTACAAGGTTCTACAGAAGGTCAAAGCAACACTGGTACAAGCCCAAATAAAGTTAACAAAGGCATCACTCCAGAAAAGGGTGAGAAGTTTGCTAGCGGAATCCACAATGTTGATGGTAAGAAGTCTGGTATTAAGACTGTTACTAAACAAGGTGCAGGATATCCTGGTAACAACAAGACTCCAGGTCCAGTAGGTTCTGGTACAGGTGACAAAGCAGGTCAAACTAGTGTTGGCCAAGCAAAGAGCCCAATCAACGGCGCACCTAATCGTAACGCATAATAGAGAATCTAGATGAAAGTATCTTATCTAAGAGAACATCTAAGTTTTGATCAAGCCGGCATCATGATGGAGTCGGATGACAAGGATGGCAAGAGTCTTTATCTAAAAGGTATTGCCATCCAAGGTGGTATTCGCAATGCTAATCAACGAGTCTATCCCGTAGATGAAATTGAACGTGCTGTGAAAACACTTAATGATCAACTACAAAGTGGTTATTCTGTATTAGGTGAAGTAGATCATCCAGATGATTTAAAAGTGAATTTGGACCGTGTATCCCATATGATCACTCAGATGTGGATGGAAGGTCCTAATGGTTATGGCAAGATGAAAATTTTGCCAACACCGATGGGCAACTTAATTCGTACTATGCTTGAAAGCGGAGTGAAACTAGGTGTCAGTAGTAGAGGCAGCGGCAACGTTGATGAAATGTCTGGCAAAGTATCCGATTTTGAGATTATCACAGTAGATGTAGTTGCACAACCTAGCGCACCTGGTGCATATCCTACTCCAGTTTATGAGCATCTCATGAACACCAGAGGTGGAAACCGTGCTTTTAATGTTGCTAGGGAAGTTAAAGAAGATCCAAAGGCCCAGAAGTATTTGAAGGAATCACTCCTTCAAATTATTAAAGGTCTAAAATAAGCCCGAGGAGAAATAAATGTTGGACGCATTCAAACAATTAGTAGAGTCAGGAACTTTGTCAGAAGAACATACTTCTGCCTTAGAGTCTGCTTTTACTCAAAAAATTCAAGAGAATCGCGACCAAGTCACCGCAGAACTTCGTGAAGAATTTGCACAAAAATACAATCATGACAAAACAGTTATGGTTGAAGCAATCGACAAGATGTTAAGCGACAGATTGGCCGTAGAAATGGCCGAATTGTACAATGACAAAAAGGCACTAGCCGAAGCAAAAGCACAATACCAAACACGTATTGCTGAAGATGCTAAGAAACTAGAAGGTTTTGTTATCAAGCAATTGGGCAAAGAAGTTGTTGAATTCCAAAGCGATCGTAAAAAAGTTGCAGAGAATTTTAGCAAATTAGAACAGTTTATTGTACATGCTCTTTCGAAAGAAATTAGAGAGTTTGCAGTAGATAAACGTGATCTAGCCGAAACGAAAGTTAAGTTAGTTCGCGAAGCAAAAAACAAGTTTGAAGAAATTAAACAACGTTTCATTCAACGTAGCGCACAAGTAGTAGAAGCTACAGTCACTAAACAAATGAAATCTGAAATCAAGCAATTGAAAGAAGATATCGATAGTGCCCGTAATAATGCATTTGGACGTAAGTTGTATGAAGCATTTGCACAAGAGTATTCTGCATCATTCCTAAATGAGAAGTCTGAGACAAGTAAATTGTTAAAGATCATTGCTAAGAAAGATCAAGAACTTGCAGAAACAAAAGAAGCCTTAACAGAAAAAGCTACAATTGTTGAATCTAAAGACCGCGAAATTCGTGTTACTAAAGATTTAATGGAACGTAAGCAAGTTATGGCCGAGTTGTTATCACCAATCACTGGTGAAAAAAGAGCGCTAATGAGCCAATTACTTGAGTCTGTAGAGACCAAGAGATTGTCAGTAGCATTTGAGAAATACCTACCCACTGTTATGGAAGGTGCAACAATTAAGACAGCGAAAGCAACATTAACTGAAAGCTATGAAGTAACTGGAAATCGAGAAAGCAAGCCACAGGTAGGCTTAGATAACATCTTAGATATCCGCAAATTAGCGGGTCTAAAATAATTATATTCAAGGAGACATAAATGTCACAATTATTAAATGAAAGATGGTCAGAGACCAAAGAAGCTCTGCTTGAAGGCCTACAAGGTAACCGTCGTGCATCTATGGGCGTATGCCTAGAAAATACACGCCGTCATTTGGCTGAAAGCGCAACTGCTGGTGCAACATCAGCTGGTAACATCGCGACACTAAACCGCGTTATTCTACCAGTTATCCGTCGTGTTATGCCTACAGTTATTGCCAACGAAATCATCGGCGTTCAGCCAATGACTGGTCCAGTTGGCCAAATCCATACTCTACGTGTTCGCTACGCTGATGGCGTTGCATCCGGTGATGTAGTTACAGCAGGTGAAGAAGCTCTAAGCCCATTCAAGATTGCTGCTGCTTATTCTGGTAACAACAGTGCTACAGCAGGTGCTGATCGTACAGCTACTTTAGAAGGTACACCAGGTAAGCGTATGAGCATTCAAATCTTGAAGACTCCAGTCGAAGCTAAGTCACGTAAACTAAGCGCTCGTTGGACATTTGAGGCTGCTCAAGATGCACAAGCCCAACAAGGTATTGACATCGAAGCAGAAATCATGGCTGCTTTAGCTCAAGAAATCACAGCTGAAATCGACCAAGAGATCCTAGCTAGCCTACGCTCTTTAGCAACTCTTGAAGAAACATATGACCAGTCATTAGTTTCTGGTACAGCTACATTCGTTGGTGACGAGCACGCTGCTCTAGCTATCCAAATCAACCGTGTA